TTCTGGATACAACTCAGCCAGCCGTGATGTCTCCATCACGTTTCGGCTCATACTGACTAATTCATTTAGGGTCATAGGCTTATTGGCTGGACTGCCCTGAAAGCCCATCGCTATGTTTGGATTTATGCCAAAGTCTGCCATTTCAACCTCTTACCGTTTTGGGTCTACTACTGTTGCTGGAGTTCCGGGTCTGTTAAAGAACCCGCTTTGCCCAAGCCCGTACATTTGTCCCGCATTTCCTACACCACCTAACGCACCAGCGATTGCGTTGGCTGATCCGATTGTTCCCGCAGCTTGAGCCTGACCGCCACCTACCGCTAACTGCCCAAGACTTTGAGCCGTGGCCTGACCCGCTTGAACGCCCGTGTTAACCGCGTTCTGGCCCATACCGGCTATGTTGGCTAGTGTGTTGTAAATGTTCCCTCGCTCGGTCTGGAACCGGTTAAATGCGTTGGAATATTCGGTTGAGGCTAATCCTTGGGAGTAGTCTTGGAGAGCCCGCAGGGTGTTCCCGCTTATAGCCCCGCCCCCTACGTTAGCCGCCCGCTGGGTGGTCTGCTCACCAATCCCTAGCCTAAACGCCATGCTGGGGTCTAGGTACTCGCTTCGGTAGTCCTCAAACTTGCCTGTTAGGTAAGGCTTCTGAGCGGTGATGTCTTTTAGTGATTGGTAGCCAATATCACGATAGGGAGCCAGATCCGCGCGTTGTTGCTGGTACATACGCTCTTGGATCTCTGCGGCCTGTCTTATTGCAGCTGCTTGTTGCTCTGCCGCCTTTTTTGACGCTCTAGATCCAATTAGGCCACTAGCAATGCTAGAGCCACCCATTATTAATGATGCCGTCACCCAACTCATGTTATAGCCCTCATAATGCGTTCAATATCTTCCAAAGGTTTTAATTTGTTGCTGGAATCGAACAAAGCTAGTTCGTCTGGCTCAATTAGTTCCTTTTCAATCTCGTCTAAATTTGTGTGTTCGGTCTTATGAACCGTAATTCCTATTGCGTCAGTTACCGCTAAAGTAACCCTTTTAGTCCCCGGCTTGGACTCAATTACGTCCCCAGCCTTTAGGTGTTTCATACCCTTTTCAGTCCACGCGATTATCTCACCAGAGGCACAAAGAAAAAAGTGGTCTTTTTTGTGAACCTTGCCAACAATCAGCGTCCCCGCCGGTCGGATCAGTTTTCTACAATACATACCGTCTGAAAAGTAATGCTCGGTCTCTAGTTCCGCTTGGGGGAAAAGCATTACTTCTTTTTGGAGGCGGTCTATCTGTTCTTTTGTTGGAACGCTCTCAATAAATGGGGCAAGTTCTAAAAGCTCAGACATCGTAGTACGGAACCTTTTTAGATTCCCCGTTGACCGTGACATTTATAAACCCCGCAGGGTTTGCCGGTAGGGTTTCAGACCCAGCCGTAGCCGTGGAGCTACTTGTAAAGTTTAGAAGATTCAAAAAGAATAATTGCCACGCCCGCGTGGGCCGACCCGCTTGGTCTGACAAGGGAGAGGTCGGAATACTTTGATTCTGAGGGGTTGCCATTAGTTAGTCCCAGCTTCTGCCTTTAGGTTCGCAGACACAATAACCGCCTTAATTGGGTCGGTGACCACCACCTCAAAGATCCTGTCCCGCGCCCAACCCAATCGCCTCCACATGGCTCGGTTGTAATATTGGCCTTGGGCTCCAATCGTTACCCAGTTCTCGTTAGACCAAGTAAAACCACCGTCATTTGACCAACGGAGCATTGCTTGGGGGTTATCACCTTGACCGGTCGATAGACCTACTCCGGGTTCAAACTGGATCTGAAGCTCATGGAAATACTGCCTTTGCAAATCTGTGGTTATGTGCGGGCATCTTCTGACGCGGCGCACCAATTGACCGTCATCGGTGTAGTCCGATAAAGAAACTTTATAAAGTTTGCCGTTTTCATAGTCACCAACTAATACTTCTTGGTTAAAAAATGAGCAACAGTTTCCACGGTGGCGTTCATATTCATTTTGATTATTGGTGTAAAGCCACTTGTGCCAGAGCCCTGTGGTGTTATCAAAGGCCCAAGTTAGGCCATTTTCACCGATTGAGGGGAAAGTCACTACATAGACCTCGTGCCCGTTTAGCTGGTAAGTCCACGCAAGGGCATCTGAGACATTTTGGCCTACCAAGGTGTTCTCAACCGCGTGGGTAGAGATCCTCTCTGGGATGTAGCCGTTCATACGGACTACTGTGGCCTCGCCTCGGTTATTTTTTGAGACGTAAGCAAAAGAATTACCTACCCGCGCAGCAGAAAACCTTGCCGCAATACCCTGCTGGGTTGAAGTACCCGGAATCCTTTGGAATGGAAAAGGGAACGCCCCAACGTCAATCCAAACCTCGGATGACATCTCACCCAATAGATAGACCTCTCGGCGGTCAACAATAATGGTTACTAAATCGTCTGGGGAACCGTCCTTGGTTCCGTAAGACAAGGGGTTTGAAATAATGCTTAAGATGTCGGTTGCGCCCCAAAGCTGGCTATCTGGCTTATTGTAAATAAAATAGTTATCTACCACTTCAACGGTAGACCCGCCTACAAACGCCCCGTCTGAGGACGGTAATACTGTCCAGTTTAGGCCGTACATTGTGGATGAGCCAACGGTCTGGGAGTTGCTAATTGTGTAGTCCCCAGCCCCGCCTGTACCAGTTCCAAGGGCGGTGATTACCGTCTTTGTGGTCAGAGTAGAGTTTGTAATTGTCATCCCGGCGTGAAGAACTCCTGACGCAACAGAAGTAACGGTTAGGGTTGTGCCTGACGTTGATCCGGTAAACACGGCATTTACTTGGGCTGAGTTATACCGCCCTGAAGCCGCTGTCTGACTGTTGCTGACCGTATATGTACCAGTCCCGCCGGTTCCAGTTCCCAAGGCCGTAATGACCGTTTCTTGTTCTACGCCAACCCCAAATACCTGTTGCCCAACCGCAATCGTTCCCGAAAATAGCTCGGTCACGGTCATTGTTGTGCCGCTAATTGAGGCAGTAAAAATAGCCGCCGCAGGGTCAGATATCCTCCAGCCGTATCGGTCAGCTCCGTCAACAATATAGGCATCGACCCCGTTGTCTACAATATCTACCAACCCTGTGCTGGTATTTAACTGACCAACCATTTTAGGGTTGTAGTCGCTTTCTAATATGTATGCAAAAGCTCCGCAAACGGCTAATAAATAATTGCCGCCAGACAACGCTCTGATACCTCTAACTTCATCTTGATTGGGGAAAATGGCTACCGTATTCAGTCCGGGCGTTGGATATAACGCAATCACCCCCCTGTCCCCTTGGGGTTTGGTAGGGTCTATCTCAGGGTAAAAATTGATGCACTCCTGTGCGTCCTGAGTGATGGAGGGTGCTTCGTAAGCCGCGCCTACGAATCCAAAATCCATGCTTATGCTCCTTGTTCCACATAGCCAAGATTTCTAGCTATGCGAGACACATTATTGGCATGAAGTCCAAATTGTTTTGAAATTTGAACGTAAGTCATTCCATTTTTTGCTAATTTTCTAACTTCATTTGCTTGTTCAAATGTAAGTTTTGCTTTTTTGTGTTTTGATCCACGAGGCGCTCTTGATCGATTTTTTTGTTTTGCGTCTTTGTTGTTGTCATCGTAATTACCCAAAAACAAATGATTTGGATTGCAACATAAACGATTATCGCATTTGTGCAGCACAAACTCTTTCAATTGTTTGTTTTTTGGGGCTTGCATAGAAATAGTGTTTGGAAATGACAATCCGTAAATAATTCTGTGTGCCGAATAGCTTTTTTGACTTACTGTCATTGAGCCATATCCAGTATTTGTTTTGCAGCCTTTCCATAGCCAACATTGATCATTGGTTGTTTTATCAACCAAATCCCAAGCGTCTGTAAAAGTTTTTCTCTGTGCCATATTTATAAACAGTTTATTGGAAGCCACCCGTCAAAATCCAACCGGCATCCGCACGTTTACCAACCACCAAAACGTCATCGTACCTAGCGGACTGCATGGGTTTCATGTTGGTGCGCTTGATAGTTGCCTTGGCTTGCATGGCGTAGGAATTTATGACCGCAATCTGCTGGGGGTCGTTCTTGCCGTACATGGGCATTAGCCTCTCAGCCAAGCACCACCGCAAGCACATTAGGTAACCCTGCGGGATCACAATCGTGTCGTTGATGCTATTAAACCGCTGAAATATGGTGTCGCAGAATATGTGCATCTCGCCCTGAGACGGGTTAGGCCAGAAGTAGAACGTACCCATAACTTCAGACGGCTGGTAGTACAGAGCTTTAGGCCACGGGCCGTTTTGGGTCTTAAGCCCAATCAGCTCGTAGTTCTCTAGGTTCAAAATAGCTACTGGGTAGTCCAGACCGCCGTTGACAATAGGCTGACCGTTGGAGTTAGTGTTTACTCGCACAAAAGCTGAGTTCACCGACAGGGGGCGCTCGTAGTAAGCAGTTATTGTGGTCGAGGCTACGGTTTGGGTGTTGTTCACCGTGTAAGTACCGGCGTAGTTGACGTTCCCACCGGCTCCGGTTCCAAAGCCTGTGATTTTGGTTCCCGCAGTAATACCCGACCCGGATATGACCATACCCAAAGCGATACCGCCCTCGGTGATATTAGTGACTGTTAGGGTATTTCCTGATATAGAACCTGTAAAGGTAGAGTTCACCTGACCAGTCGGGCCAATCGTGTATTGGGTCTGTCCCGCAGTCAAAGTGAAGATGATCTCGGTCTTGTAGTAGACCATCATCTGCTCGTTTGACCATTGGTCAATCATGTCGTTGAGCATATCGAAAGCGTCTTGGGCTTCCGCAGGGGCTGGGGTCTCGCCAGCGGCTAGAGCGCCAATGTCTTTCATGGCGCGACTAATAATGTCGATTGGCTGGGTCATAACTTCACCTTAAATGTTTCCACCTTCCAAGGTGGGTCAATACTTTCAGTATTGTCTAGTGCCTTGAGTTGTTCGGCAAGTCTGTCTTTAATGAGGTGCTTTTCACCCTCTTGAGCGTCTAAATCAAGCCAATGCGAGACCTGATGCTCAGTCAAGTTATCGGCTATTTGGTACGGTTTACGAAACTTCCAGTAGCCCTCAGTAGCTACCTTTTTATCGTTTTCGGATGCCTCGCAATGGTATTTGACTTGGCAAACTAAGCCGTCATCGACCCGCAGCTCTGTTACCTTCCAATTATAGGTCGGCACTTATCTTCTCCATAATCTCATCAAAACTTTTTGCCACCTCCCAAGAGTTGCCGTTTATACCGTAGGCAACCCGCACCTTTGACCCATCTTCTTGGGTATGTTCAAAGATTGACGCAATCAGGTCTGTGTTCAGGATCAGACCCTCACCGATGCGCTTTTTGGCGGCGTTAGTTAGTTTGATTAGTTTCACGCAATCACCGTTTCATCAAGAACCCAAGAGGTTGTGGCTTCATCCCATATGTAACACTTGTCATCCGTTGGGTATGGTACTGGCGATTCCCACAGGCAAGTGGTCTCGTTTAACAACCAAGACGCATAGGGTTTGGGAGGTATAAACGCATCACGCCCCTCATCATAGATGTATCCAAGGCCAGCATAATTCTTGCGGAACGGAATTCCACCTATTGCGTGTACGCCACCGTTGGTATTGTAAGAAGTCTGCTTGTAGACATTGCCTGTACGGGCAGACAGTTCTACCTCTTTGCCGTTGTCCTCGTCACGACCTACCGTGACAAAGATTACGACATTGTTTTCATCTAACTTGGCAAAGTGCGCCATCTAAATTTCCTTAATAGATTCAACTTTAAGACCAGTTAAGTCCATTTCTTCTCCAACTAAACCAACAGGGAAAGTATTAAAAGAAAGGCTAATTCTTGTGTCCTCACCTTTAACAGTTTCAACCATATGAGTCAGGCTTGATGGAAATAAAACTAAATCTCCCGTTCCAACTTCAAACCACCAACTCTCAGAGTTCCAAACATTCCAATTGTTTGGTGGAAATTTAATCTGTTGAAACCCGTCACGATAAAAGTAGATTTTATCTGTCTCACGATTTGCCTGTGGGTAAAACACGCCAGATACAAATGAATTAGGGTGAGCGTGTTTGTGATGGTACTGCCCCGGCTCGGTGTAGTTAATCCAAGATTGAGTAATTCTTAGGCTTACGTCATGCTTTGGGCTGTAAACGGTCTTAAAATATTCTGAAACATTTGACTCAATAAAGTCACGCAACTTTGTCATTGAGTGATTTTGAAGAATTGTATTGTCAATAGAAGTTACGTTTCCCATGTTAGGCCGTGTCTCTTGACCCTTAATGAACACAAGTTCCTCCTCCATTAGTTTGCGGTCTAACTTGTAAATTGCAACCGGAGTTGGAAATAAATTATGAATCACGAAAATGTAACCGTTTCAGAAGTTGTAGATGTCGCTGTCACGGTATAAGTTTTGAATCCTCCAGAAGTTGAAGAAGATTGTGTTACACCGCCTGAGAAAGTAGCAGTATAATTATCTGGAATCTTAATGATAACGACACCAGAGCCGCCTGTGCCGCCAGCAGACCCAGCCCCTGCTTCTGTTGTCCCATTGCCGCCGCCGCCAGTATTGGCACCTGCACTTGCGCCGTTTCCGTTTCCTTGGCTTCCGGTAGCGGCAGTTCCCATGCTATTAAAGCCGCCGCCAACCCCACCCCATGCTCTTGTAACCGCTGAACCCGTAATTGATGACGATGTTCCAGCCCCGCCTGTTCCACCTGTGCTGCCGGGCGAAGCCATATCTCCACCCACACCACCAGAGCCGCCTCCACCACCGCCGCCATTATTTGGGTTTGCGGCATTTTGACCTAAACCGCCATTGTTTCCTTGGCTCGGTGATGTCGAAGGAGTATTTCCAGAGCCAACAGTACCCGCAGTACCTGATCCACCTCCAGTACCACCTCCAGAGCCACCATTAGCCCCATTTCTTGGCGCAGTAAGCCCGCCGCCTCCCCCGCCGCCATTAGAAGTAATTGTGCTAAAAACTGAGTTTGAGCCAGTTGATCCTGGGTTGCCGCTAAAACTTCCCGAACCACCAGCGCCCCCACCGCCAACAGTTACTGTATATGCAGTTCCTAATGCGAGAGTTTGAGATGTAAATTCTCTGTAACCACCAGCGCCGCCGCCACCAGAACGCCTATTACCAGCCCCACCACCACCCGCTACTACTAGGTAGTCAGCAGTAATACCGGCAGCGCCACCACTTCCACTAGCCAACAGGATCTGAAATATGCCCGTCATTTATGACACGTTCCCTGTGATTACACAGACGGTTCCAGAGATAAATAGGATTGTTGCTACGCCACGGGTTGCTAAACTGACAGTAGCCTTATCGGTATTAGTCCCAGCAATATAAGCCGTGGTAATGGTACAGGTGATTGTGATTGCGCCTGTTGTGTTATTAAAGATTGAAACCGCGTCACCAGCCGCAAAGGTTGCGTCAGGAATCGTAATCGACCCGCCCGACCCTACGCCAACAAACTCACCAATGTCACCGAGAGCTAATGTGTATGAGGTTGTCTTGTCTGATCCTGACTGCGGAATGTTGAGATAACCAATACTTGAGCTAGTTGAAGGGAAAGTCATGGTCGTGCTATCCGTACCCGCAAGGGTCAGCGTATTGCTAACCGATAAGGTCTTACCGTTAGTGACCGTTAGGGTTCCCGTACTGCTAGAGATTGTCAGACCGTTGACGCTAGTTGCGGTCGCAGCTCCGATATTGGGCGTGGTCAGCGACGGGCTGGTTGCAAACACCAAAGATCCAGTTCCCGTTTCGTCTGTTACTGCCGCAGCTAGATTTGCAGATGACGGGGTTCCGAGCCAAGTTGCTACACCAGTCCCAAGAGATGTCAGTCCCGTACCACCGTAAGCAGCTCCAAGCGCATTGGTCGGGGTCAGGCTTGTAGCCGTTAGCGCACCTGTGCTTGGGTTAAATTGGAGCTTGGTAGACGATACGTCTAGGGTGGTTTCGTTGCCGGTCGTGACGTTTGAGAACGTGATGTACCGCGTGGCGTTGGTGGTCGTATCGTCTGTAATCGTGACCCCAGAGACATCGCTTGACCAAGTAGGAACCCCAGAGGCCAGCTTTAGAACCTGACCGTCTGTGCCAGCCGCAAGGAACGTGGTCGTATTTGTTGCTGACTGATACGGCAGAGAACCGGTCGCACCGCCAGCAAGGCTAGTAGCCAAACCAGCGGTTAGCGTAGATTGGGTAGCGTTTTGCCAGCGTGAGTTAGAGTTATTCCAGACAATGACATCGCCGTTGGTCGGGGTCAAAACGTAGACATCCGACAGGTCATTAAGCCTTGGCTCGTAGGTAGGACGCACAAATACGGAACCGTTGGCATCCGCGTAGACCACCGCCGCTACCTGAACCTTGGCGTTCGGCGCAACCGGGATGGTCTTGGTTAGACCGCCAGTAACCGCAGGGTTGTAATAAAGAACGTCCCCGTTAGCCCAAGTCTCGCTAGAGGCTGATCCGGTGGTGTCAAATCCGCGTACCTCACCAAACGATGTCACATAGCCCCAGCCGTTTAGCGCGATGCTCTCAGTCGCTATACCCAAGATGTAGGAACCAGTTGCGGCAGTCAAACCCGTGGCTGGAGCGCCTGTTAAACCGCCCGAAGCGCCCAAGGTTCCGGTAAACATAACCACCTGACCCTTGGTAATCGCACTTGATGCCTTGATGCGGTAGTACAGTTCCTCGCCAACCAAGATGGGGATATTGTTTATGCCAATGACTTCTAAGGTCTGGGAGTTGTCATCGCTATTCCAAGCCAAAGACCCAGCCCCGCCAACTACGCTTGTGGGAGTGACATCAAAGTTGACCTCGTTGACGTTTTGCAACGCACCAGCGTCCGACAGGGTAATCGTAGAGTTCTGAATAACTTTGCCGGTCGTTAGGTCAAACCTTGCAATCGCATTATCCGTGGATGATGCTGGGCCGGTTACGTCACCGTAAGTTGTTGGCGTAGCCCAAGTCGGTACACCGCCCGCAACGGTCAAAACCTGACCCGTAGAGCCGATTCCAACAAAAGTTGTTGCCCCAGCCCCTGTTTGGTACGGAACGCTCCCTGTGGCCCCGCCAGCTAGGTTTGTAGACGTTACCGCGTTGGTTGCATTAGTAGCTGTCGCGGCATTGCCAGAAATTGACCCAACTATCGTTGCGCTGACCGTCAAACCGGACAGGGTTCCTACCTCGGTAATTCCGGTGTAAGAGCCAGAAATCCGCGCAGAATCAATGGTTCCAGAAGTAATTTGGGAGGCCGCAATAGCGATATTTGAGTTGCTTGCGCTTGTAATCTGGCCTTGGGCGTTGACCGCAATCACAGGAACCGCTGAAGCGGAACCATAAGTTGCAGCCGTTACACCCGTGTTATCGATGTTAAACGTGTCACCGGTGGTCAGGGTTAGCCCTGTGCCAGCAAAGTAAACGCCACCAACAGAGAAGTTGTTCCAGTTGACCGCAGTTACCCCAAGAGTGCCTCCGGGTTGTGCGGTGCAATACCAAGCAGATCCAGCTAAACCGCCTTCAGTTACAAACACTAGGGCTGAGATCAGCTCATCCCAAGAATTAGTGTCTGGTGACCGCGTCCAAGGTGTCCCTACGATATAAATACCGTTGTCATAAGTGTCGTTTTGGTTTTTGACTAGTACCCTGTCACCCGCAACTACGGGGACGGTATCGATGGTCTGAGCGCCTGAAAGGGTGATATTTGCAGTTGTAGCCGCAATTACCGGTTGCTTCCAAGAGATTCCCAAGGCAAGGGAGTCAACGTAGAGCTTGGTTGTCAAGTCGTTGTTGCTGACCGGCTGGTTAGTTGCGCTCGCCGTGGTAAACGCACCCGCAGCCGGGGTTGTGACACCAATAGTCGTACTGTTAATCGTACTGTTGGTAATCGTCACCCCGTCCAAATTGGGGTTTACGGGGGCGTAAAACGGTAACCCTGCTGGCCCAATGAACGAAATAATGTCATACGGATAGAGGGGCTCAAAAGTCCCCTGAACCGGAACGATGTTGGTCGTTATGGTCTTGGCGGTCTGGTTAGACATGGTGAATCCTTATTCGGTAGCCACCAACGTAATGTATAAGGTGTTAGTGCCTGATGATATAGCCTTGATGTACAGATCCGGGGCTCCGCAATCAACAATCATTGGGTAAATCATGTTTCCGGGTAGAACTAGCGCCCCAGAGCCACCCGTAGCCGCAATCGCGGGGGTGTCCATGTTTGTTGAGCTCGTGCCAAAAGTTACGCCAGCCTTGCCCGTCCCGGTGTTCAAAAGAGCCACGCGGTAGGCGCGGGTCGGGGTGTTGGGAACGATTTGTAGGGCAGACGATGCCGCAGTTGTTAGATCCAACGCAAAGGTTGCGCTAAGAATTTTGATTTGGTTCATTGGTCACCTCAGATGTTAGTTGTGAAATTATCCTACTTTTAAGCCAATTTCCAATATGTCCTTCAAAGATTTTATTGCCTATGTGACCCATGTTGATTTCTGGGTCTAACCAGACCTGACCGCCTATCTCTCTCCACCGCTTACAGAACGAAAAGTCCTCCCCGTACTTCCACTTCTTTTCAGGGTCGATAAACGATTCGTACAGGGGATAGAACTGGTTGTTAACTGCGGCATCGTGATAAAACGTGTCTGGGTAAGCCTCAATCATCTTGGCTACGCAGTTCTTTGTGATCTTCAGAAAGCCTGTGGGGACGCGATCCACCTCTAAAAGTCCCGTTTCAGGGTCAGCTCTTAGGTATTGACGCTCCTCAATCCAACCCACGTTGAACTTTAGCGGATCAACCCTTGCAGGGTACGCCCCAGCCACAAAGTCTACTGGGTGGTCGATTAGCTTACATAAAGCGCCCGCCTCCCACGCAACGTCTGAGTCGATAAAGACCAGTTCATCGCAGTCGGAGTGGTAGAAATTGGTTGTTATTACGCCTCGGCAGTCGGCAATCATGGCGTTACCTACGTCATCCACGAATGTGAACCGGTCACCACGTTTAATCAGGGTGATGCAGTCCGTCATCAGGGAGCGCATTGTTCCCATGTGAACCACGCCTGTGTAGGCGGGCATTGCCAACATTATGTGCTTCATGCGGTTCCTAAAAATGAGAAAAGCCACCCCTTTTGAGGGCGGCTTCTCCGTAGCTTCAAAACATCTTAGGCGGTAATGCCAATGTTTTTGATTGCGGTGATGATGCTATTGACCGCAGCCGCGATGTCAGCCGTGGAGGCCGTTGTCGAGACTAGCGGGGTAATAGCAGAGGCTTGAACCACAGGGGTCTCGCCGTAAAAACCAACCTCACCTCCAGCGATACCGATGAGAACGCCATCGGCTGCACTACCGTTTAGTAGGTAGTTGGAGGTTTGGGTACTTGCTGGGCCGGGATTTGCCATGATTTAGGTTCCTTTCCTAATTAAGCCGCAACTCGGCAAGCGAGTTCGGGGTAGAGGGGAGCCCAACCGTAGAGAACGTCTAAGCGGGTGGGGATCGAGTCGTTGTTGATCGTGTATTGACGAACAACGCGGATTGAGAGACCCAACTGCTTGTCGCTCGCACGACCGGCAAAGTGAACACCGTCTGGCAACTCAAGGTCGGCAGTCGCTAACGTGAACGCGTTCTTGTGGAACACCAAGTTCTGCGGGCTGACAACACCGGTCTTGTTAAACGGTGTAACAACTGCGGTCGATGATGTTGCGAGAACGGATACGTTTTGGAACTGACCAGCCGTGATGATGGCGGGCGATACGGTCACGGAAGCAGAGCCACCGGAAGTAATCGTCACGTCAGCGGTCACAACAAAGTTACGCAGAACATTACCGCCGTATGGCTGACGGTTCTGTGGGTTGACTGCATACACGCCAGCAATCTGGATGGTATCGCCTTGCTTTAAGCCAGCGTTAGCGGTAGCAGCCGCGATTGTGATCGTGGATGTAGAAGCCCAACCAGTTGTCAGCGAGCCGGTAAAGGTCGTTGTGTTGGTTGAAAGGGTTGCGGTCGAATAAGAACCGTATGTGTGCGACACAATGTTCTGATCCATGTACCAGTTCATACCAATGGTGTCTTTGCCCATCATGCCCTTCTCGTACTGACCAGAGATAGTGCCTTGTGGGTTAAAGAGACCCTTGAGCGAGCCAACGATTGACGCACCGGTAAAGGGGTCAACAACGCAAGAACGCTTGCCATCACGGGGTGAGCCTTCACCGTCCAGATAAGCCTGTGCGGTCAAGAACGTAGCGATGTCAGAAGGTACAACTCCAGCCGTTCCCACCGTGTTAGCGGTGTTGTCGGTAGCCATTGTCGTGCCATCAAAGTCCATTTTGTTGGCGATAGCAGCGATTGCGGGCTTCAGAACGCGGTCAGAGAACATATCCAACGACAGAGCCAGATCCTGTGTGGTGAACTGGGTATCAACGTGGAACTGGGTTGAGAGGGTAACGGGGACGGATGTCTCGTTGAAGTCCTCTACGTTAAGCGCAGGGCCAGTAGTACCGATAAAACGACCCGGACGACGGACGTTTACGGTGTTACCAATCTTAGCGCCAGTAACCGCAAATTGCTCGTCATAAGAACGGTCAACGCGGGCCGTGAACGTAAGTTCGTTTTCCAAGACCATCAACGCTTCGTTGGTGATCATGGAGATGGTTAGCAAATTATTTGCCATTTTTAATTCTCCAAAAAGGTTAAGGTTGCCCTATTACCGAATCTTCCCAGCAAGGCGAGCATTCTTCCATTGCTCAAAAGTTCCATGCCACACACGATTTGAATCCAAACCGGTGTCCACGGAGCTACTGCTTGCCTTGATAGGCGAAATCGGCGCAGGGGCGTTCGATTTCTTAGCTACAGGTTCCTTTTTGCTAGGAGTCGCAGTTTTCTCAAACTTGGCCTCCAACTTCCCAATCTCACGCAATTGCGCGGTCAATGACTTCTCCGCTAGGGAACGTGCGTAGTCCGGGTTGTCGGCTAGGTAGTAAAGGATTTCAGGCCCAAACTCACTATCGACAATCGATTCACCAACCGGTGCGCTAACTGGTATGTCCCCAGCAGCCGCGATTGTGTCCTCGTAATCCGGTAGATTTGCCTTCGCACTTTCTACGCGCTTTTGGAACTCGACCTGTTTACGGCTCTGTTCTTCTTGCGCCTTGCGAGACATCTCTTGTTCATCACGCTCCCGCAACCGCTTGTCAGTAGTCCACTCAGCCAGAGCTTCAGCATATTCCAGCGCATCATTAAACTGGCTTGGATCGGGTTTAGGGTCTGGATCTGCCGGTGCTGCTTTCGCAGGGTTAGCCTTAGTCTCCAGTTCCTTAATCCGATTCTCCAGTTCTTGACGGGCTTGGCGCTCACGTTCCGCTTCTTGGCGGGCCGCTTCACGCTGCTTAGTCAGTTCTGAAAACCGCTTCTCAAGTTTTGGGTTTTGCTTCTTTTCACCTGTCGCAGCCTCGGTTTCGCTTGGTTCACTCGCCTCGGTCTCAACCACCGGCTCCGCTGGCGCGGCCTCAATGGGAGTTCCATCTGACGCTAAACCTAATTTTGCTAACGAAAACTCAGCTAAATTCTCACTCGTTACAACTGTTGAAGCCTGTTTCCGGGCTTCTTGTGTTGCTTCAGACATGGATTACTCCAAGAATAAACCCAATGAACCCATTGGTAGGTAATTAGTATTACAAACTGTTTCCCAATAGTTGTCAACTATTTGCTATTTGTTGCTCCTGTTGCAAGAACGGGTTCGATGACTGATTGACTTCAGCTTCCGCAAACGCGGCTACTTGAGCCTGTTCCGCATCCTTCTCGGCTATGACCTGACGTAGCTCGCTAGTATCCATCCGCTTTAAGAGCATCTTGGTGACCGCATCGAGCTCGGCCTTGTTCTGATTGGCCTGAGAGTTAAGAATCTGCTGGTTGACCTTGGCCTCGTTGATGGTGTCGGTGTTGTACGCCCGCGAGGTGACATCCATGAGCTTACGCTTGGTCTCGCCCTCTTGTTTCATCATCTCAACGTCACTTCGGTACTGCTTCTCAAGCTCCATAGCCGCAATCATCTGTTGCATATCGGCAATCTGCTTTTGAGCTTGCATGAGTTGCATCTGGATCTGTGGCGGGATCTCGGACTTCTCGTCAATCTGGGCCAACGGGTTGTTAGCCGCCAGACGGTCTGCAATGACCTCCGCACCCGGAAAGTCCATGTTGCGGAACACCAAGTCACCCGCAAGGTTAAAGAGTTCCTGATTGGTAGAGATCATGGGCATCATGGCCTCGACCGCCTCCTGACGCTTGCTTTGGTAGCCGGGGCCGGTGTCCATGTAGACATCGTATTCGCCCACGGTTACGTCATTAAGAACCTTTTCTACGCCCATCTCGTCCTGAGTCCGTTGGTTTAGGGTAACCATCTCAGGCTTCCCATCGTAGCCAATAATCCGCAGAACGCGCTCCCGGTCGTAAATCTTGGGGATTAGGTCTAGGATGATCCGACCCGTGTGCTTCATCGACCGAACAAGGTTGTCGTAGTAGTGGAAGTTGGTCATGTCCTGTTGCATCTGCTGACCACGGATGGCCTTGCCAGACATATTGCCTTGGGGCAACTGGGACGGATCAAAGATACCGACTACTGACTGTAAGTCCTTATCGATGGACATCGCAGCCGCAATAACACCGGCGGGCGGTGGTTCGGGCTGAAGTCGCTGTGGGGCTGGCGCTTCCTTGCCATTGATGTCTGTCTGCTTGTAGCGTAAGACCGGCATGGACTTGATGTTAGCTTGTGCCCACTCGTTCTCATGGCCTTCGTCCTGACCTTCAGCCAAGAGCCACTTGGCCTTGGGAGCCAGAGCTATACTCTCGGTCAAGCTGGTCTGCCAGTAGTTGTACATACGCTGAGCGTCTTTGGCGTTTCGCACCAAGCCGTACTTCTTGCGCTTGTCCTCAACCGTGAGTTGCTGACCGTAGACCGGAACCACCGGGATATAACGCCCTGACCAATCGCGCTCCTCAAGGATCTCAAGGCCTGTGAGCTTGCACCACTTGATCTGCTTACGCATGGTCTCGCGCTCGCCTACCACCATAATCCCTGCCGCAGCTAGGATCTCAGGGCTCGGAGCCTCGTCCTTGTAAACCTTTGTGCCGTCAGACAGGAGCAGTAACTTGGTCTTTTTGCGCTCAACGTAGAAATACTCGGCAACCCGGATGTCCTCTTTCTGTACCCAATCGGGGTCAAAGTCACCCGTTCCGCGCTGGTTAAAGTCACCGCCGTCATCGGCTCCGGGGTACTGGATCTTGAAGTCATCCTTCGACATCAAGGTAGTAATCAAGACCTTCTCAGCGTCCGAACCGTCAGGCTGAATGGAGTTGGGGTCAAAGTAGACCGAAAATGGGTTGTCGATAGGACGGATGTAGATTTCCTGATCAAAGGAATCCTCACGGACGTAGTCAGTTATGACCCGCCAGTAGCCCCAGCCAATCCGCACCGCGTACTCACCGGCGGTATCGTAGGCCGTGTCAGCGTCTGAGTTGACTTCTATGTGTTTGAATATCCCGGTGATGACATCCGCAACTTTTGCGTTGGCCTCGGAGTTCATTGAGTGAGCCCGCATCCGTGGGCGGGACTGACGCATCTGGTTAACAATCTGTCTGACGTAAGCGTCTAGCTTATTGATGGTCAGGCAAGGTCTGGCTTCAAGGTGTCGTGAGTTCTGAACCTCGATGGGCCATTGGTCACCAGAGGAAAACTTTAGGTCATCGAGACCCTTTTGCCGGTTTTCGGTGTCGGCCTCGTTAGAAAATTTGAGAAAGTCTATGGCTTCCTGTATGCGGGAATCCGCAGGGATAGCACTCGGAACGTCTACTTTTGCCATGTTTTAGCCCATCCATGAGCCCGGAATTTGGTAGACCGGCTTCTTTGGCCCTGCCTTCCGGGGTTCGTTTACCACCAATCCAATGTACCGAAACGCATCCGCACCATGCGAATAGATGTCATGCAGAGGCGATTTCGAGAACTGTTTTGTATCTGGATCAACATCATACCGATAGTGCCTCAGACATTGTAGCCCCTGATAGCAATTTTCTTTATCAAAGTAGCACTTCTGGAAAATCGTGCGGGCCGCGTTGATTGAGTCCGTGACCGGGACTCTGGGTAGGATCTGAACCTTATAGTTTGCCCCCCTAACTATGTCCGCAATCGACCGACCGGCAGCCGCTAAAGTCGTGTTCTCCGCGTCATGGGGTAACCAGATGGTGTCGTAAACGTAGCCCAAGGACTGAAGCTGAGCCAAGTAGTAGCTCATGGTCTTTTGGTTGTCCTCAAGGTAGCGGATCAACCGGATCTCAAAGCCTATGAACTGTACAAACCAGATGGCCGTGTTGTCTGCCCAGCCCAAGTCGAATACCGCGTGGACGGGCTTGATAGCATCGTAGGGGACTTTGGTGATCCGACCGTCCATCTCTGCCATGTTCATCTCTTGGGCAAATACCGCCCCGTCTACAGTCCTACGACATAAGCCTTCCCAGACGTTTAGGTAGGCGTTATGGTCGTGGATCTCTAGGTTCTCTTTTTCCTCCCGCAGGGTCTGGGGAAACCACGGGTTGTCGCGCCATGTAATCTTCTGGACTATCGCGTTCTCAGGCGGGCTTATGACAAAACGCTGGTAGGTTTCGTCAGTCTCTAGCTCTGGGTTAAAGGTGACCCATATCTCTGAGTTGTCCCTTCGGATGGTTGGGATCAGGACGTTCCAGCTAGTCTTGGAGATGGTCTGGGCTTCCTCGCACCAGCAGATGTCTACGCCCTCAAAGGACTTGATAGACATGATGTTGTTCTTGAGCCCCGCAAAGAAGAACTCGGTTCCGTTCTTACCCTTAATCGAGGTGTTGGTTACCTCGTAGAACTCAGCCAAACCTAGAGCTTCAATCTGGTCGGCTAGGAGCTTGTGGACTGAGTCCTTAATCGAGACCTGAAACTCACGGGCGCAAAGAATCCGGAGGGGGTCTTTGGCTCCCTTGATCAATAGGGCTCTGGCTACTCCCCAAGACTTAGCTCCCCCTCGGCCTCCGTAGAGAACCTTGTACCGCTTGGGCTCAAATAGGCACGCAAGTTTTACCGGGAACTCTGCCTTGGCTACCGCCTGTTCCAGCAGCTCGCGGTCAGACATCTATGGTTTCTGGCGGTTTAATGAACGTGACCTGAATGGCGTTCAGTATCGGTGACCCGTCAGCGTTCTCCATTTGGTTAATCTGGATCGCCTTGCCGTCTAGCCTGTCTATGACTTCCTTGACAGCCCAAGCCTCTCCAATCTCAGCCGCAGTCAGTAGCGTCTCTACTATCTTGGGTAGTCTCTGAGGGTTCTGTACCAACGCTTTACGCAAAGCATCATGGAACATCTTTCCCTTTACAGCATTTGTATTACCTATCGGTGCGGCCATATTGATTAACTCAATCTATAAGTTCCTGACACGGAATTGGAAATGTAAACTATTCTCGTTTAGATTGCAACCTATTTCTGTCCTAAGAACTGCATCAAAGGATCATCAGTTTTTGCTCTTTCGGCGGTTTTTGTTATGGCTTCATATATGTTTTGACCTTCTTCAGGTTTAATTCTGAATAAAGGTTTATTTCCGGGCGCAAGATGCGGATCGGTTTGGCTTCGATACTTCAAACCTCGGCTTGGAAATAGGTACGCATCTGACCCAACTAAGCCTCCAGCATAACTGTATTGACCCTTTTCCATGCGTTCTAGAGCGTCCACCATCCCTGAGTTCAATCCTTCCCGCATAATCGATTCAACTCTTTCTGCGCTATTTGGACGGAAATCTTGATGGATTGAGAGATGGGGACGGATCAATTGATATTGTTCTTCCGTCCAAGACTTAGGGTCAGACTTAATAATTTGTATCAATTGCTTTATTTCTTCGGTCTTACCCGTTGACGGCAAACCTAAGTTTTTTGCTTCGGCTTGTAGTTCTGACCTTTTCATCGGTTTTAACAAATTAGAGGGTGCAGTCATCCCTACTGGGTTATATGCGCCCGCAACAATGTCTCGTAACCGCAGCTCGGCGGCCTGTTGTTCTTGAGTTACGGGTAGCCCACGCATCTTGTTGATGTCACCCTGCGTGGCTAGGTCTTGTAGGGTGTTGAACTCCCCCGCCTTTTGGTTGCGGTAGTTGACCTCGGTCTCTAGAAACGCACCCGGATTAGCCACAAAGTCCTTCATGCGGCGCTTTAAGGTGTTGCCAGCACTAAAGATGTCCGCAAGAACTGGCATTACTTCTTACCTTTAGTACCCTTTTTGGCTTCCTGTTTCACAGAATAAGCTATCGCAACCGCCTGTTTGACCGGTTTCCCAGCCTTCACCTCGGTCTTGATGTTCTGCTTGAACGCCTTGTCGGACATAGATTTTTTTAGCATTATTTCTTCGCCGTCTTTGCTGATTCTTTGAACGCCTTTGCCGTGGGAGCGCCCTTGGCTCCGGGGGCTCGCATCTTCTCTGGGGTCTTGCCCGCTGCCTTTTGGGCCTTGATCCTTTCGCGCTTGGCGTGGATGTTCGCGTAAAGTCCGGTAGCCATCAGTCATTCCCCTCGTTTTCGTTAATCTTGACGGTATCTGCCTTGATCTTCGCAAGCCACCAATTGCAGTCCGCAATCGCCCCATCCAAAGCCTGAAGGTTAGCCAAAGTGAGGGCGCGTTGTTGATTAAGTTCCGCAACTCTTGCTTGTATTGATTGCTCATCCATTAACAGTTCCAGTTTTTGAGGCTAGCTGCCTTACGGGTTGGTCGGCCTTTTTCGTCCTTCATTGGCCCCGGCATCCCACTC